GGCAGCGCAGCCGCCGCAGCTGGCGATGCCGCCGCCCAAGCCGCAGACCGGGCGGCGGAAAGCACCCAAGCCGCCGCCTCGGGCTGGCAGGCTGTGTCTGCCGCGCTCTCTGATTACGCCTCCCGCGCCCGCGACATCAGCGGCGACATCGGCAATGCATTGGTCGGCGCGTTCCAATCCGCCGAGAACGCCATCGGTGAGTTCGTAAAGACCGGGAAGATGGATTTCCGAAGCCTGGTCACCTCGCTGATCGCCGACCTCGCCAAGCTCGCGGCGCGGCGGTTCATTCTTGGGCCGCTGGCCAATGCGCTGTCAGGCGCGCTTGGCGGCCTCGGCGGTGGGATCTTCGCGAACGTGTTCCACGCGGGCGGCATGGTTGGCGCGGCGGCGCCCTCGATGCTGGTCCCGCAGGCGGTCTTTTCTGATGCCCCGCGGATGCATAGTGGCGGCTGGGCCGGTCTGAAGCCCGACGAGGTGCCGGCCATCCTGCAACGGGGCGAGAGGGTTTTGTCCCGCCGCGAGGCAGCGGCCTACGGCGCAGCCGGCGGCACGCCTCCGGTGAACGTCACAATCATGACGCAAAACGCGGAGAGCTTCCGGCAATCGCGCACGCAGGTCGCGGCGGACATCGCAAGGGCGGTGTCGCTGGGCCGGCGCGGCATGTGAGGGCAAACCATGGCATTTCACGAGGTTCAGTTTCCGGACAACATTTCCCGCGGTGCGCGCGGTGGGCCGGAACGGCGGACGCAGATTGTGGCGCTGGCCTCGGGCCATGAGGAGCGCAACGCGTCGTGGGCGGATTCCCGGCGTAGGTTTGACATGTCCTACGGCATCCGCCGCGCGGATGATCTTGCTGCGGTGGTCGCCTTTTTCGAAGCCCGCCTCGGCCCGCTCTACGGCTTCCGCTTCAAGGATTGGTCTGATTACAAATCTGCTCTGCCGTCCAAACCCGTTACTGAGCTGGATCAGGTCATCGGCACTGGAGACGGCGACACGACTTCGTTTCAGCTATCGAAACAGTACGGCACGGCGCCGCATATCTGGACGCGAACCATCAACAAGCCTGTCGATGGCACGGTCCGTGTTGCCGTGGCCGGCACAGAATGGCGCAGCGGCTGGTCGGTCGACACCACAACCGGGCTCGTGACCTTCGAGACGGCCCCTGACCCCGGCGTCCCCATCACTGCCGGTTTTGCCTTCGACGTGCCCGTGCGTTTCGACACCGACCGGTTGGACGTGACCCTCGACATCGAGACCCTCGGGTCCATTCCCCAGATCCCGCTGGTCGAACTCCGCATCCGATAGGACCACACTCCATGCAAATGCCAAGCCTTCTGGAACATCGCCCCGGCGATGCGCCCCACCTGTTTGACCTCGGCACCGGCTCCGTCGCGATCGGCGCTGATGGCAAGGTGGTCCGCTTCACGCAGCCGGGCCTTGTTATGGCGCTCCATCCGGTGGCGCTGGAGCCCGCCGGTCTCGTGTTCTGGCATGTCGCCTGGCGCCGCCATGCCGATGGTCCCGATCCGGCCAATGATGCGGTAAGTGCCGGGGTCGATTGGCTCGATGCCAACAAGATGATCTTGGCGCGCCGCTTGATTACGACCGACACCGACCTGCTCGTGGAAAGTGGTCGGCGCACCGCCTCTCGTCTGGTCGGCCCCATTGGCATGGCAAAGGCCGAGCTCGAAGCCCCGCTCGACGCGCGCTATGTCCGGCCCTGGGTCGAGGTCTTCGGTACCGGCCACGCGACGGATATCGAGATCTGCGCCTGCCTCGAAGTGCCAGCCAAGAGCCTCAGCACCGAAGAGATCGACGCGCCGGATGTGCTGTTCCCCGAGGGCTTTCAATGGCCCGAGCGGGTGATCCCGCCCATTCCCATCACACCGACCACCCAAGACGGGCCAGAGCCGGGGCTGTACCAGCCGGACCCTGCCACCCTGATCCCCGTAGACTGGGTCGCGCCTGCCGAGATCGCCCAGACCATTTTTGTCTCGGGCGGTGGCGCGGATACCAATGGCGGCAGGGATGTGCGCGATGCGTTTCGGTCCATCGAACAAGCTGCCGCCACGGCCGCCGCTGATCCCGACACGCAGTATTCCATTGCCGTCTACCCCGGGACCTATCCAACCGAGGGCAGCATCGAGGTCCCCGACAATGTGACGGAAGTGGTGGGTGTCCTTGGCCAGCGCTCGGTGCAAATCATCCCGGTCGCGGGCTTCGAGGAACGCAACGTCTTCCTGCTCGGCGGCGGCATGCTCCGGAACCTGTCGTCCCGTGGCTTCCGCGTCGATCGCTTCGACAGGCCGACGGTCGGTTTCCTCGCCGCCTTCCGCCCCGGCGCCATGATCAACCGCGCCGTCTATATCGACCATTGCGTGGCTTACAGGCCGGGCGACCCAGAAGTGATCCCGGCCGCGCTGGACCCCGATGCCGGCAACCCGCTTGTACCGCGCGGCCCCGGCATCGCGCTCGCCGACGCGGCCATCGTGAACCCGTTCTCGGCCTTCCCGCAAATCATGATCGAGGCCAGCACGACCTCCGCGCCGAACGGCGTGGGGTATGTCGCGCGCAACGGCGCCTTCATCAACGGGCTCAACACGATCTCAATCTGGCCGCACAAGCATTTCCTTGCCCAAGCCGGGGGCGAACTCTTGCTCAACAACTGCGCCTGCCAGTTCGGCGATTACACGCTCTGGGCCGAAGGCACCGTGGACGCCATCCGGCCGGAGCAGACGACAGGCCCAATTGTTGCTGATGCCGCCGCAGCAAACGTCGTCCTCGCCGCAAAACTGGCGCTCGAACAGGCTGCTTGGGACGGCGTCTTTGCTGGCGGATTTGCCGGCGTAACCGACGAGGCCAGCACCCGGCGCGATGCCGGCTACCTCGTTGATGCGCTCTACTGGGACCTGGCTGCTGGCCAGGAAGAGGCCACGGCGTTTTTCATCCGAGGGCTGTATCCGCAGGGCCAGTTCGTCGGCGCCGTCCCTGCCTCCTTCATCGCGGGCTGGCAAGGCATGCGCGCAGCGATCAACACCCTCAGCATCCCCGCAGATGCCCGCGCCATGGCCTCCGGCCTGCTCGATGCGCTCATCGACACTGTCCAGTCGCCGCGCTTCACGACAAAACCCTCGCAGATCAGCGCGACGGCACAGCAGTTCAACTTCCCCTTCGGCGGCGTGAACCGCCGCGCCTTCATCCGCCGCACCCGCGAGGTGCCCGACACGATCGTGGAACGCGATCTCGGCCGCGTGACCTTCTCCGGCGTCGATGACCGCGGGAAGCAGTATTTCACCGGCGGCGCGCTGGTGAACCCGCTGACCGGCAAACTGGAAGGCCCACCGATCCCCCGGACCATCAACCCGCTGGCCTTTGAGGCCGCCATCATCATGGGAGGCCAAAGTTGATGACCCGCATCCTCACCGCCCAACCCGGCGTCGCCAGACCCATCCGGATCCACATGGTCGATGTCCCCGACCTTTGGACCACACTCATCGCCGCGCCGGACTTTTCCGTGCCGGACCCACAGCAAGCCTGGCCCGCTGAGTTCCGCGACCCCGAGGACCCGAACCGGCGCATTCAGCCCGGACAAGTCATGTTCCTCGCGCCGCTGATGATTTTCAATACCGACCCCAACGCCAGCCACACAATCGAGATCAGGACGGTCCTAGAAGATGGCATCACGGTGATTGAGCAAGCCGCCGTGACCATCCCCAAACGCGAGACTTACACCCACCCGATCCCCGGCCAGCGCCTACTCAAACTGGACCCCGCGTCCGAGATCGGCGACGCCCTGCAAGTCCGCGCCAGCGCACCCGACCTGCTGCAAATCACCGGCGCGGCGGCCCAGGGCGCGATCGAAGAACACCAGCCCGCATAAGCCCGCCAAGTCGCGCCTGATCTGATGGACGCGACCCTGATCTCTCCAAACAGAAAGCCCCCACCCATGGACACCCGCTTCCTGGGTCACCGGCCGTTGCTCTCCGGCCGCCGGGTGACCTCTGGCCCCTTGTTGCCCATCACCGCCCCCATCGACAATGACTTCGACCCCGCGCTGTTCGAAGGCGCCATGGCCTATGGCAATGACCGCCAGTTTTACTACAGCGATGGCGTCGACTGGGTCGTGCCGTCTGAGGACGTCATCATCGCACGCCCCTCAGCGCTCGTGCCCACCACCGCATTCGAGCAGATGCAGCTGCGGCTGACCGAGTTCTACAGCCCCGCAGGCCTCAGCCAGGTCGGGGCCCTGTTCCAGATAGCGGCCAGCGAGAACGGGTTCGATGCCCCGCTGTTCACCAAAACGATCAATGGCGAGGTCAGCAGCTACACCACGCTTTATCCCGAGGATGGGCTGGTGCCCGGCCAGGAATTCTGGTGGCGCGCGCTCTACTACGGCACCGAGGGCCAGCAGTCGGATTTCTCCACCCCGTTCAAACAGGTGTACCCCGACTTCATCACCAACCCGACACCGGTCACCCGCGAGGGTATCACCTCGGGCACCGTGGACATCACGCCGTTCGAGTCCGCCTTCGGCTTTCTCTATGTGGAAACGCAGGTCGAGTTCTTTCTGCCCGGGGACACCACCACGCCAGTGGCCTCCGTCACCGATCTGACCGGGGCGTCCGTCACCATCCCTTCGAGCCTTGCCGAGGGCCAGGAATATCTCTGGCGCGCCCGCTATGGCGGACGGGCCAACCAGGCGGGCTCCGTCACCTATACCGACTGGACCGAGCTGTCCTCGGTGTTCAACGGCGCAGCTTCCATCGTGCTGGTCTATGATCCGAACCTCGCGCTCAATCGCACCATCCATCTGCCGCTGGGGCTGGAGAGCAGTACCGCGACTGTGAATGTGGTGGTCGATTGGGGCGACGGCCAAACCCAATCCTTCACTTCCCGTGGCACCCGCAGCCATCAATACGCCGGAAGCGTGACTGATCCCGTCACCGTCACAGTCTCCGGGGACCTGACCCATTACGGCGGCGATGTGGATCAGACCGGCCTCCTGCGCGTCGACAGCTTCGGCTTCAAGCTCGGGCTGATCTCCCTGCGCCGGGCTCTTATGCGGACCTCGCCCAATCTCTCCGTGGTCAATGCCAAGATCCCGCCGCAAGTCACCGATCTGTCGGGCCTGTTTGAGGAGGCCAATATCGGCGTCGACCTCTCCGCACTCGATCTGGCAAATGTCACCAACATCTCCCGCATGTTCCATATCGCCGAGTTCAACGGCGACCTGAGCGGGTGGGACACGTCGCGCATCACGAACATGGAAGGCCTGTTCTACCGCAGCAGCTTCAACAACAGCTCCATCGCCAATTGGGATGTATCCAGCGTTACCAACATGGCGCTGATGTTCGCCGGCCACCCCGGCCTGATCGACAGTCCGGCCAATCCCGACATCACCGGATGGGACACATCCTCCGTCGAGACCATGGAGCGCATGTTCTGGGCCAACACAGCCTTCAACCGGCCAATCGGCTCATGGGATACATCCGCCTGCACCAACACGCGCGAGATGTTTTTCCGCGCCACGGCCTTCAACCAGGATCTGACCGGGTGGGACACCTCCGGCCTCACCGATCTTTACAACATGTTCAACGGCGCCAGCGCGTTCCAAGGCGATCTCAGCACCTGGGATGTCAGCAATGTCACCGGCATGGCCGGGACCTTTGCCAATATGGGGGCCTATTCCGGTGACCTGAGCCAATGGGATGTCGCCCGGGTCGAGACCATGCGCGAGATGTTCCGCGCAACGGACTACGCCGGTGACCTGCGCCCATGGGATGTCAGCGCCGTCCGCGACATGCACGAGATGTTCCGCGATGCGGGCAATCTGTCCTTTGTGCGGCTCTCCACCTGGCAGCCGAGCTCCTGCGAAGACTTCGGGCTGATGTTCTATCGCTGCTTCGATTTTACCGAAGACATCTCTGGGTGGGACGTGTCGGCGGGGCGGGATTTCCGGATGATGTTTTTCCGGGCGCTGGTGTTCAACGCCAATATCGCCCTCTGGGACGTCTCATCGGCCGCCGATATGAGCGACATGTTTGAGCAGGCGGCGACCTTCGACCACAGCCTTGCGACCTGGCATCTTAACCCCGACGGGGTGCTGATGTCGGATTTCGGGCATCGGACGGCATCCTGGTCGACTGAGAACTATTCCCGCACGCTTGTGGGGTGGGCCAACCGGATCCGCATGACCGGCGGGCCGGTCGATGTGGTGGCCAACATCACCGATGAAATCGGCGATCCCAAGGACTACGATGCGGTGGACTATGAGCCGGGCGCGGGCTTTCCCAATGCCCCGGAAGCCCGCGGCTTCCTGACGGCGCCGCCTGTGGTGGAGGTCACGGGGGCCACCGACCCGGCGGCCAACCAAATCTACAGCTTCCAGCCTGCATCGCTGACCTACGTGGCACCCAATGGCTGGCGATTTGCTCGGTCAGGCAACGCCTGGGTTCTCGAGGACAGCCTCGCAGCATCGCTTGCGACCGGGCCGGGCAACAACGGCACGCCGGTCCGCGTCCCGTCTTGGGACGGGGTGCTGGCAGGGGCCACGCTGACGCTCGCGGGCGCGGGCTGGACCATTACGGGGGATGCGCCGCTATGACGATGATCCACAAACGAGAGTTCACGTCCGAGGTGGAAACGCATTGGATCGCCTACGGGCCTGGCATTGCGCGGGGGCGGCTGGATCCGGGCGCCACGATCAGGACGGGCAAGGAGGCGCTGGAGGTGTTCGAGGATGCCAGCGCCTTTGCTGCCCGGCTGGCTGAGATCGAGGCGGATCTGGACGCGGCCCTGCGCGCGGCGCGGGCGCTGCCCTCAGCGCCGCTCGATGTCTTGGCCCATCACCGCTGGACGCGTGAGGTGAGAGGTTTCCGGATGCCGAACGGGATTGCTGTGCGAACCGATCCCCAGACGCAGAACAAGCTCGGCAACTTCACCGGGCAGTATCTCGCAGGCAATGTGCCTGAGCGGATCGACTGGAAGACACCCGACGGCTTCCTCCAGTTGACCCGCGAGCAGGTCGTGGAGATCGCGTCTGCCGTGACCGCACATGTCACCCTGTGTTTCGCGCTGGAACGGCGGATCGCAGAGGAAATAGTGGGGCTGGAGCAGGCCGGAGAGCTTGAGGGCTTCGATCCGGTTGCAGCGTTTGACGCGGCCTATGAGGCCGAGGCCCGGGCGCGGGGGATCATCGCATGAGCATCAAGCGTTCTCACGCGCCGGTCGCTACGCAGCAGGCGATGCAGGCCACCAACCTCTACACGGCGACGCGCGAGTATCACCACGCCTGCGAAGAACATCCCATCGGTCAGAAGATGGCCATAGGGGCGATCACGCGGGTGGAATGGGCCTATTGGCTGCACGCGTTGCAGGTCTTGCACTGGGGCGCGGATGGTCTGCTGCCGGACCACATGCGGCGCGACCTGATGTTCCGGGCGGATTTGTCCGTGCTGCCACGCGTGCCAAAATCCCCCGCAGCCCAAGCGCTACTCGATGATCTTGGCACGGTGAACAGTCGCATGGGGCTCGCCTATGTGCTCCACGGCGCGCATGTCTCCGGCGGCCGGGTGCTGGCGCCGAAGATGGCCAAGCGAGGCCTTCCCACGGGTCATGTCTGCTACCGGCATCCGGATCAGGTCCGCGGCTGGGTTAGCGAGATGCGCGGGCGCGGTGAGTTGGCACCCGCCGCCAAAGCTGCGTTCTGCTGCCTGCTTGGCGTTATGGATGAGATTTCGCGCGGTAACCTCGCAGAAGACGAGGGGGCGCACCATGGCTGACAACATGCCGCCGACGGGCACCATTGTGGCCTATCTCAGTCTCGCCCTGGCGCTCTCCGCTCAAGGCGGGGCGGCCATTTGGTGGGCCGGCACCCAGAACACCCGCGTCACAACCCTCGAAGAGCGCGTCGCAACCCTCCAGGCCGCCTCACCGGAATACCATCGCCAGATCGTCGATGCCGATCGCCGGCTCGCCGTGATCGATGAGCGGATCGCGGGGATCGTCGCCCGGCTTGAAGCGCTGACTGAAGCTATCGAGCGCCTGCACGCACAGCGCTGAGCCGACCCCCTCCACGAACTCAACTCCCAAAAGGACAAACCCATGCAAACCACCGATCGGGGGCTGATCACCCTTGTCCGGCACGAAGGCGTCGTGACCGGACCTTACCTTGATGTCAAAAACGTCTGGACCTTTGGCATCGGCCACACGGCCGCCGCCGGAGAGCCTGACCCGACCCGGATGCCCCGCGGCATGCCTGCCGATCTTGAGGCCGGGCTGCGCGAGGCCTTTGCGCTCTTCCGCAACGACCTCGAGCGCTACGAAGCCGATGTGCGCCGTGCCGTAAAGGTGCCACTGGCCCCGCATGAGTTCGATGCGCTGGTCTCGTTTCATTTCAACACAGGCGGCATTGCAAAGGCGGCGCTCACCCGACACCTGAACGCGGGCAATCGCGTTGCGGCCGCCAACGCGTTTTTGAACTGGCGGCGGCCTGCCTCGATTATTCCGCGCCGCAAAGCGGAACAGGATCTGTTTCGCCATGGCCGATACGGCGTTGGTGCCATCCCGGTCTGGGGTGTTGACAGGGCAGGCCGTGTTCAGGCCGCCCGGCCGATCCAAAGTCTCACGGAAGCTGAGGCACTGGCGCTGTTGCGTGAGGGCGAAGGCGGTTCTCGGACATCGCAACGGCCAGGCGGCGAGTTTGCAAGGTCGGCGGCCCCGGGTCCGGCCCGGTCCGATCCTCCCGCCCTTGGCAGAAAAAGCCCCTTCGCGCGCCTCCTGTCCTTCTTGTTTCCCCGCAGCACGGAGCGCTGACCCATGCGATATCTTCGAATGAACTCCCTGACCTGGTGGTCGGGCTGCGCGGCCATCGTGACCGGGGTGGCCGCCATGCTGGCCCCGGAGGCCACGCAACTGGCTGAACTGGTCGCCCTGCTCGCCGGTACACAGGATGCGTCACCTGCTGGTCTGATCTTCCTTGGTCTCGGCCTTATCGGCCTGCGCGACCGTATCGAGCGGGGGTTCCAGGGCCATGGCTGATCTTTTGTCCTTTGCCAGCCTCGGCGTCGCCGTCCTGGCGGCGCTGGTGCTGCTTGTCCGCCTGGCGCTGCAACTCGGCGCTGCCAATGAACGGGCCCGCCGCGAGAAAGCCGAGCGGTCCAAAGCCTATGACACAGAACGGAGGATGCGCCGTGCGGCTGACAATCTGGGTAATGATCCCGATGCTCTTCGTGACTGGCTGCGCGAGCGTGGCGGTGAGTGACAGCGCGCTATGTGGCGGGCTGGCCGATCCGGCCCGGGACCACGCAGCGGCGCTGGCTGCCGACGGTGGCCCGCGCTCGGTGGTGACCGGCGCGCAGCTCATTGCCCGTCTTGATGCCGGTTGTGGGAGGGCGCCATGAAATCTCTCGATTCCAACCTTCAGTCCCATCTCGACGAGGGCACCACGACGCTGGCCTGGTGCTGGCGCCTCACGCGGAGCGATGGTATCGCCTTTGGTTTCACCGATCATGATCGCGTGCTCGGGTTCGATGAGACGTTCTTCGAGCCGGAAAGCGGTCTGACCGCGTCCGAGATCCGGTCGGGTGCCGATCTCTCCGTGGACGCGCAGGACGCAGAAGGGGTGCTGACCTCCGACAAGATCACCGAGACCGACATTGCCGATGGGCTCTGGGACAACGCCACCGTCGAACTCTGGCGCGTCAACTGGACTGACACGAGCCAGCGCGTGTTGATGCGCCGTGGCGCCATTGGACAAATCCGGCGGGGGCGGCTCGCCTTTGTCGCCGAGGTCCGCTCGCTGGCGCATGTGTTGGGGCAGACCGTGGGGCGGACGTTTCAGGGGACATGTGACGCGGCACTTGGGGATCCACGCTGTGGCGTGGATTTGGCCAGCACGGCCTATTCCGGCAATGGTACCGTGCTCGACCTGCTTGGTGATCGCGTCGTGTCCGTCACCGGCGTTGGTGGGTTTGAAGTGGGGTATTTCAGCTTTGGAACCGTCGAATGGCAGAGCGGCGCAAATGCGGGGAGCAAGGCCGAGGTGATCAGCCACGACATCTCCAGCGGGGTGGTGACGCTGACCTTGCTGGAAACACCCGTCCGCGCGATCGCAGAGGGCGATGCCTTCGTCATCCGCGCCGGCTGTGACAAGCGTCTCGAAACCTGTGGCACAAAGTTCGGGACTACCGCGAACTTCCGGGGCTTTCCGCATATCCCGGGGCAGGATGCGGTGATCCGGTATGCGTCGCGGGACGGCGGGCATACAGGGGGTGTTTTGTGAAGCCAGCCCATCCCGACGTGGTCATCGCGGCGGCGCGCTCCTGGCTCGGCACGCCATATCACGATCAGGCCAGCCTTCGCGGTGTTGGCTGCGACTGCCTTGGGCTAGCGCGCGGCGTCTGGCGCGAGGTCGTCGGGCCGGAGCCGTTTCCAATTCCGCCGTACAGCCGCGACTGGGGCGAGACAGGGCCGCGAGAGGTGTTGGCCGAAGGCGCGCGGGCTGCGATGATCGAAGTAGAACAGTGCGATGTTGGCCCCGGCGCGCTTTTCCTGTTCCGTATGCAGCCTCGCGCTATCGCCAAGCATGTTGGCATCCTCACCGCGCCGGATCGGTTCATTCATGCCTATGAGCGCCTCGGCGTGGTGGAGCAACAGCTGACACCGGCGTGGCGGCGGCGCATCGCATTCGTGTTCTTGTTTCCCGATGGACGAGGCTAGTCGAGCCAGTTTTCGACGCGAAGCCCCGATACGCGGTCGAACTCACGGCGGTTCGCCGTCACCAGCACGGCACCCACGGCGCGGGCATGGGCGGCAATCAGGAGATCGTTCGGACCAATCGGATGGCCTGCGCTTTCAAGCTCGCTGCGCAAGAGGCCGTATTCCGTGTCAGACGGTGCATCAAATGCCATGATTTGCATTGCACCGAGGATCGCGTCGATCTGGGCCGTGAGCCTCGCGGACCCTTTCTTGGTGCAACCGTACCGCAACTCGGCGGCGGTAATGATGCTGACGCAAACGGCATCGGCGCCGTGCTCGATGATTTTCTTGGCCACACGTCCGCTCGGATCGCGCGCAAGGTCGGACACGATATTGGTGTCCAACATGTAAAGGCTGGTCACAGGTCAATTTCCCGGAGCGGCTCTAGCGTCCCGTCGATGTCTGGAAACTGGTCCTCAGCCGCGAGGGGTTTCAACTCAGCCAAAACGTCGGTCAAGGATTTGCGTTTGACGGGCTCGATAATGAGCCGGTCGCCCTCGCGGTGGATCGTGACCCGATCGCCGGGTAATTCGAAATCGGCAGGAATTCGGACGGCCTGGCTCTTGTTGTTGCGAAACAGCCGCGCCTCCCGCGTGTCAGCCGTCGTTTGAGAATGGGGCATTCGAGGCTCCTACCATGTGGCCGTGTGTATATCCATTAGCATATGCACGTTTTCATGGATATTTTCAAGACCGAGCGATGATCGCACCGGACCGCTGATTGACGATTTCGGCTAGCTGTTCCCCCAGTTCTGGAGAATTCAGACGATGGCCACCCTTGTTCTGGGCGCTGCCGGTGCCGCTATTGGCGGCTCCATCGGCGGCACGATCCTTGGTGTCAGCGCCGCCACGATCGGCGGCTTCATCGGATCGACGGTTGGGACCGTGGTCGACAGCTGGATCGTCTCGTCCCTGGCGCCGACGCAGCGGATCGAAGGCGCGCGGCTGGAGAACCTGCAGATCACGTCGTCGACGGAAGGCGCGGTCATCCCGCGGCTCTACGGCCGCATGCGGATCGGCGGCAACATCATCTGGGCCACGGATTTCCGCGAAGAGGTGCGCACCACCACGCATGGGGGCGGTGGCAAGGGCGGCGGCGGGCCAAAGATCGAGACCACCGAGCATTTGTACTACGCGAGCTTTGCCGTCGCGCTCTGCGAAGGGCCCATCACTGGGATTGGCCGCATCTGGGCCGATGGCAAGCTGATGGACATGACCGGTGTGACGTGGCGCTGGTATCCCGGGGATGAGGTGCAGGAGGCCGATCCGTTCATTGCGGCCAAGATGGTCGCGGGCAGCACGCCCGCCTATCGCGGCACGGCCTATGTCATGTTCGAGGACCTGCCGCTGAACGGCTACGGCAATCGGCTGCCGCAACTTTCCTTCGAGGTCTACCGCACGCTGGACGATGTGACGGGCGCAGAGTCGATGATCCGCTCGGTGGCGATCATGCCCACAGCGGGCGGCTTTGGCCTCGCGACCACGCCCGTGCGCAGTGGCGGTGCTGGCACCACCGCATCAGAGAACATCCACGCCCGCGCGGAGGTGACGGATTTCATCGTGGCGCTCGATCAGCTGCAAGCGGCACTGCCTGTGCTTGAGGCGGTGACACTCATGATCCCATGGTTCGGTGATGATCTCCGCACGAGCGTGTGTCAGCTTCGACCAGGCGTCGAGTTGGCTGATCTGGTCACCACCCCGAAGCCGTGGCGCGTCAGTGGCATTGAGCGCGGGGACGCACATCTGATCAGCACACATAAGGGGCGACCGGCGTTCGCAGCTACGCCCGCCGACGCCGCGGTGATTGAAGCGATCCGGGAGCTGAAGGCGCGCGGGCTGAAGGTCACCCTGCTGCCAGTGATCCAGATGGACATCCCGGCCGGGAATGCGCTGCCCGACCCGTATTCGGACCATGCTGCGGAGATCGGCCAACCTGCTTATCCAACCGCAAGAGCGCTGACCTGTGCCCCGGCGTCCAGGTATATCGGCTCGGTGGACAAGACGCCGACCGCTGCCGGGCAGGTGTCTGCGCTCTTTGGTGGCCTGTTGTCCGCCTCGTTCTCAGTTGCAGGAAATGAAATCGCATGGACCGGGTCGGCCGGTGACTGGACCCTGCGCCGCTTTGTTCTGCATTATGCCCACCTGGCGCAGGTAGCCGGAGGTGTAGCCACGTTCCTGCTGGGCGCTGGCCTGATCGGGCTTACCACGATCCGGTCAGATGCCACGAGCTATCCAGCCGTCGCGGAACTCTGCGCGCTGGCAGAGGATGTGCGCGCCATCGTTGGGTCCGCCACGGCGATTTCCTATGCAGTCGACTGGACGGAATATTCTGGGCACCGGCTTGAAGATGGCAGCGGTGACGTGCTGTTCCATCTCGACCCGCTCTGGGCGCATCCGGATATCGGTTTTGTCGGTATCAACCAGTTTGCGCCGCTGTCAGATTGGCGGGATGGCAGGGGGCATCTCGACGGTGTCGACGGCTGGCCCTCGACCTACGACCAAGGCTACCTGCAATCGAACATTGAGGGTGGTGAGGCCTTTGACTGGACCTACGCCACGGCGGCCGATCGCGAGGCCCAGACCCGAACACCGATCGCGGACCCAGCCCATGGCAAGCCCTGGGTGTTCCGTTCGAAGGATCTGAGCAGCTGGTGGTCCAATCTGCACTATGACCGGCTGGGTGGCGTGGAAGCTGCCGCCCCGACAGCATGGGTGCCGCGATCCAAACCGATCGTGTTCACGGGCTTCGGCTGCCCTGCCATCCATCGCGGCACAAACCAGCCGGATGCACAGCTAGACCGGAAGGCTGACGGATTTGCAGTGCCGTACTTTTCGCGCGGGTGGCGGGACGATGCGATCCAGCGGGCTGCGCTGGAAGCGCTGCTATCCTACTGGGCCGATCCTGCACGCAATCCGAACTCGCCGGTCTATGGTGGCCGCATGCTCGAGATGGCCGCCGCAACGGCCGTGGGCTGGGATGCGCGGCCCTATCCGTTCTTTCCTGACCTGACTGCTGTTTGGCCGGATGGGGAGGCTTGGAGAACCGGGCTATGGCTCACCGGGCGCCTCGGCGCAGGCTCGCTGGCCACGCTCGTGCGCGCGCTTTGCCTGCGTGCGGGCTTGCCTGAAGCCCGTGTTGATGTCTCCGGCCTGACGGGAACCGTCGAGGGCTACATCATCACAGCACTCGAAAGCCCCCGCGCGTCCATTTCCACGCTGGCCAAGCATTACGGGTTTGATGCGGTCGAGACCGAAGGCCTGATCCGGTTCGTCATGCGCGACCGCGCGCCCGTGGCGGCACTGACCCATGACGATCTCGTCGCCGCACGCGAGGGCGATCGTCTGGAACTGACCCGCGCCCAGGAAACTGAACTGCCGCAGGCCCTGAAGTGGCAAGTCACCCGGTCGGACGGGGATTACGACACCGTTCAGGTCGAAGCGCGCCGCATCACGGTGGATTCCACGCGGATCAGTTCCGAGAGTTTCCCGCTCGCCGTGCCGCCAGAGGAGGCAGAGCGACGCTGCCAGCGGGCGCTGACAGAGGCCTGGACCGCGCGCGAAACAGCGGCCTTCCAGTTGCCGCCCTCGCGCCTGTCGCTGGACCCGGCGGATGTCATCACGCTCGAGCATAACGGCCGCGCCTCGGCTTGTCGGATTACCTCCATCGCCGATGCCAATGCGCGCGGGCTGGAGGTCCTTCGGCAGGAGGGGACGAGCGCAGAGATCGGGCCAGGCGAACCTCGCCCCGCCAGCGTGTCCGAAGCCGTCAGCTTGGGCGCGCCGGAGGTGGTGTTTCTGGACTTGCCGCAACTTACCGATGAGGTGCCGGCGCATCGACCCTTTGTGGCCGCGCGGGCCACCCCCTGGCCGGGACAACTGGCGGTCTATCGCAGCCCGGGCGCCGATGGTTTCGCGCTGCTGACCACCATTGGCCAGCCTGCGCGGATCGGCACGCTGGCCGCGGAACTCTTCGCGGGGCCTACTTCGCGGTTCGACATGGGCAATGCGCTCCTTCTCGATTTGCCTGAGGGACGGCTCGACAGCGTCACGGATCTCGCGCTGTTTGGTGGGGCCAACGCGCTGGCCGTGGAAAGCGCGCCGGGCATCTGGGAAGTGCTCCAGGCGCGGAATGCGGAGATTGTTGCGCCGGGCCAGTATCAGCTGACGCATTTGCTGCGGGGTCAGCGAGGCACAGAGGGGGCCATGGGCAATCCGGCGCCGGTCGGTGCGCGGGTTGTGGTGCTCGACGACAGCATTGTGCCCCTGCCAATTTCGGAGGCGGACATCGGCATTCCATGGAACTGGCGGGTTGGGCCTGCCGCGCGGGCGTTTACCGATGCCTCCTATGTTGCGGAGAGCTTCACCCCGAGCGGAATTGGACTCAGGCCATTCTCGGTGGCCCATGTTGAGCAGCCGTGGCGCACACCGCGCACGCCCGGCGACCTGACCATCCATTGGACGCGCCGGTCGCGCGCGCTTGCCGCCGACAGCTGGGGCGGGGTCGAGGTGCCACTCGTGGAAGAGCGCGAGGCCTACGAAGTGGAAATTCTCGACGGCGCCACCGTGAGGCGCGTGCTGCGCGCGACCAACACCAGCGTCGTCTACACCGCGACCGACCAGACCGCTGACTGGGGCGGGCCGCTTGGTCCCGTCGACACCTTGACGGTCCGCATCTTCCAGCTCTCCGCCCAGGTCGGGCGTGGGGCGCCAAAAACTGTCACCCTCAATCTCTGAAGGTTCCCCATGCCCGACACCACCGCCAATCTGGCGCTGCCATATATCCTGGCAGCCCAGGCCCAGAAGCATGTCACCCACAACGAGGCGCTGCGGATCCTCGACGGGCTCGTCCAGCTTTCCGTCCTCGACCGG